CAATCGGGTGTAGGGTTAAAATATAAAAGTGAATATAGGAGGCAGCAGTGAGAAGAGATCGGCTTGTAAAAACGCTTTTAAAGCGGAAAACGAGAAATGTAAAATCACAGAAGCGATGGCAGTGTCCAAAAGATTTATACGAGTGGATATTAAAAAACGAGCAAGTAATCGGGTACTTATACGATATAGATTTACTCCCGGAACAGATACATACTAAAAATCAGGTATGTGCATTACGGGGCTTTTATTACGGATGGAAAGCTAAGGAGGCAAGCAAATGACTTTTAACGAATATTGGAAGAATGAAACTCATTGGGATGATCCAGGGGCAATAGCCAATAAAGCCTGGAACGCCGCAATGGAGGAGTTCAAGCGCAACCCGCCGGAAGGGCTGTACCGGATAGGGGAATAGGTGGAAGTAAGACCATATTCAACGTGGGATGAAACAAAAAAAGGTAAAGTTGTTGTGTTATATGGATCTCTCTGGACAGATAGTCACGAATGTATCCGTCGCAAGCCTGCATGGGTCCCGAAGGATGGGGAACCGGTGCTGTTTGAATGGGATGGTAAGGCATGGCCGGGGATAGTGGAAAGAGATTCAATAATATCTAGAACTTATATTAATGAGTTGATCGATGCCTTGCAGGATGGTAGAGTAAAACCATACAAGAAAGGCTGTTCCGGAAAGCCATGGGATGAGGTATAACTTGCCCAACGGCTGATTGTGGAGTACAATAGAGGTATGGCAAAGCGTAAAGTAGGCAAACCACCTATCAATGATCCCGAAGATGTACAGGCTATACAAGCCAAGATAGATGCATATTTTGATGGTCTTGGTGAATATGGATTCCCCACTTTTTGCGGTCTTGCTCTTGCGCTAGGCTATACCTCCAGGCAATCGTTATGGGAGAATTCCACTAAGGATATAATGATTTCCTTACCCATAAAAATAGCGTTACTAAAGGTAGAAGAGACATATGAAAGAGGTTTACGTGGGCCAGCCCCTACTGGGTGTATCTTTGCACTGAAGAACCGTGGATGGACAGACAAGCAAGAGATAGAGCATAGCGGGAGTGTAACTATCATAGATGATATCCGTTAAGCTTACCGACGTAATAGCCCCGCAATTCTTTGACCTACACAAACAGCTTAAGACTCAAAAAATCTCCGAAGTATGGGCTAAAGGTGGTAGGGGATCAACCAAGTCAACCTTTATAAGTGCTGAGATACTTCTAGGCCTTGAGAAAGACAAGGACGCTTCCGCAATAATATTCCGCCGTTATGACAATGAACTTAGGGATTCTGTATATGGGCAAATGGTATGGAGTGCAACTAAGCTTGTTATAGATAGCAATTACCGAATGATGGTTTCTCCTATGCAGTTTATACGCGGAGGGACAGAACAGAAAATCCTATACCGTGGTGCTGATAATCCTAAGAAGGCGAAGTCATTCAACATTGGTAAAGGCTATGTTAAGTATGTATGGTTTGAAGAGGTTGATCAATTCGGGGGTATGGAGGAAATCCGCAATCTTTTACAATCCTTGTTCAGAGGATCAGACAAACAGCGTATAGCTTTCTTTTCGTACAACCCTCCTAAGTCTGCGAGGTCGTGGGTGAACCAAGAGGTACGTATACCAAAGCCTGGGCGTATCATACACCATTCTGATTACAGGACGGTGCCTGTTGATTGGGTAGGTGAACGCTTCATTGCCGACGCGGAACACCTCCGGGAAGTAAACGAGAGCGCATATAGGCACGAATACTTAGGGGAGGAAATAGGAACCGGGCTTGAGGTCTTCAATAACATAACTACCAGGGTGATAACCGATGATGAAGTAAATAGCTTCCAGAATATCCGCCAGGGTTTAGACTTTGGATACGCGGTAGATCCCGTATGTTTCTTACGGATGAACTATGACCAGAAAAAGCGCAGGCTATATATATTCCGGGAGGTATCAGGGATAGGCATAGGAAATAGACAACTATCTGGGAAAATAACTGACCAGGAAAAGCGTACTTTAACTATCGCCGATAGCGCGGAGCCTAAAAGCATAGATGAGCTTAAGCGTGACTATGGATGGAATATCCGGGGCGCAAGGAAAGCCCCTGGAAGCGTGGAACGTGGTATCAAGTGGCTCTGTGAGCTTGAGGAAATAATTATAGACCCTACACGGTGCCCTCTATCTGCCAGAGAGTTTGTAAACTATGCCCTTGAGGTGAATCGCGCGGGGGATGTAATTAGCCGGTACCCTGACAAGGATAACCACTCAATAGATAGTACCCGTTACGCTGCTGTTGATGACGTGTATTCCATATCCTCATCTACCAATGTCCGGGCCATTGCACATATTTAATTTAGTGCTATACTATACAGGGGTATAGATAATGGACGCTAAAGAGCTAAAGAAATATATAGACAACCACAGGCCTCTGACAACGCGGTACTTTGACCAGAAGTCGTACAAGATCGGCGAGAATGCCGCTATACACCAGTTATTGCCTAAACCTGCTCCTGACAATAGAATCCCGACACCGTTTGTCCGCAGGGCGACTAATATTATTAAGGGATATTTTGCTCAGGTTGGGAACATAACTTATTCAGATCCTGCGGAATGGTTTGAAAACACTATTGCAGATATTTATGATAAGAACGATGAAGAGGTGGAAACCGCTTCCATGTTTGAAGACGCTATTTGTTATGGAAAAGCCTATGAGCTGCATTGGTATGACGAGACAGATAAGTTTCAGTTTATAGTTATTCCTGTTTCACAGAGTATCCCTATTTATACTGAAGACTTAAAGAAAAAACTTAAAGCATTTATATGGTATAAAACAATAAACGATGACGAAATAGCGACATATTACGATGACAAAAAATATATAGGATTTAGAAAGCCTAAAAACGGAGAGTGGACAGAAGTAAAAGAAGAAAGCGGTATTCATTTATATGGGAAGGTACCTGTTTTAGAAGCAAATATAGGCCGCGATGGCCGGAACGTGTTTGACCACTGTCTACCGCTTATTGATATGTACGACAAGATCATATCCGAGACAGGGAATGAGCATGAGAAGTTTGCTAATAGCATACTACTTCTACGCGATTACCTGGACACAGTTAACAAAGATGAAAATGGCTTGACCGCTGCTGATAAAGTAAACCAATGGCGGGTGATTGATAAGCTTGGTGACAATGTACGGGAAGCCGCTGCATATCTTGAGCGTAATGTTAATGACACTTTCATATTTGATACTTTGAATAGAATTGAGCGTCTTATCTATGAGATGCTATGTATATTCAACCCAAATGATGATACGTTCGCAACGGCCAGCGGGATAGCACAGGCATACAAGCTGTTGGGCTTTGAATATATGATTGCAGACATGGAGAGCTACTTCACCAAGTTTTTATATAACCGTATTCGCTTAATAGCTGGGCATGCTGTTATAAACCAGGAAGCCCTAGCGGATGATGTAACAGTATCATACAAACGGAACCTGCCCTTTGATATCGAGTCAACCGCTACTATCGTGGCGACACTCTCCGGGACCGTAAGCAAAGCCACACTCTTAAAGATGTTTCCATCTACGATTATCCCGGATATAGACGCCGAGCTTGAGGCTATAGAGAAGGAAACCCCGAAGGTATCAAGCCCATTTAGTGGACAAGAATGGTGAGCAGAAAAACTCCTGTTTATGTTATGAACCGCGATGGGTGGAATGATTACTTTCTATTGCACGTTTCCAAAGACACTAAGGCAATGAGGGCACATATTGAAGCCGTAGCAAAAGAGGAAGGATGGGAAGTACCACATGAAGGATGGGAAGAAATAAGGGGCCTAGTACATCCTATGATATCAGTAGATGCACTATACGCGCACTTGTTTTTGGCTGAGGATTATCTAGGTGCTGGAATTGTTGCCCATGAATGTCTGCATGTCGCTATGGCTCATGAGCGGTTTGTTTTGCGTTTTAAGATGGCCTATGGAGACAATATAGGAGAAGACGAGGAGCGTCTTGCATATTATCTAACCAGCGTAATAAAAGGCGTATATAATACTCTGTACGATAATGGTCATATTAAAAAAGGTAAGCTATGGTAGAGCAATTAGTATATGATCTAGAAACCGATATCCTCATAAAGATTGCTAAGCACCTTTCAACGGGTGCGATAGAATCCGCAGAGTGGCAGGCGCGAAAGCTTGGTGAACTAGGGCTGCTTAACTACGAGGTGCGAAAACTGATAAGCAAATACCGTGGGAGGATCATGTTGCAGACAAGCCGGGAGGTCCGGGAGTCTGCTGACGATATCCTGGCATTGATACGCAAGCACAGCCCGAAAGGTAAAAAAGCCGTTGCTGCTAAGAGCAAGCAAGTGCTCGACATCATAGACACCTGGGTATCAAGCGCAACGATGAAAACCAACCTAGCCATGGCGTCACTTGCTGAGAGTGCCGGGCGAAAGTATGTAGCCTCAGTATCTAAAGCCAGCCTGTCGGTGATCTCCGGGGCTGACACTTTACAACGCTCAATGATGCAGTCTATCAGCGAGATGGACAGCCTTGACGCTTTCGTAGACAAGGCTGGTAGACATTGGACCCCGGAAGGCTATACCAAAATGGTGATCCGCGACAACCAAAGGCGGGTATCAACCGAGGTGATGTTTCAGGCTGCTAAGGACGGTGAAACGGACCTGATAGAGATATCAAGCCATATCGGTGCAAGGCCTAAATGTGCGCCGTACCAGGGGAAGATATACTCTATTTCAGGGACTCATCCTAAGTACCCGGCGCTATCGTCTACATCCTACGGGGAGATAGACGGGCTTAACGGAATAAATTGCGGGCACATCTTTTATCCGTTTTGGGAAGGGGTGTCAGAGAAGACCTACGATCCCTACCCCGCTAAACAAAACGAGAAGGTGTACGAACAAAGCCAAGAGCAACGCGCCGCCGAGAGAAAGATACGATACTACAAACGCAAGGAAGCCATAGCAAAGGCAACAAAAGGCGGGGAGGCGCAGGCTAAAAAATGGCGCGGTCGGGTCCGTGACTCACAAGCCGAGATGCGGGCGCTACTTGAGAAGACCGGGAGAACCCGGCAACGTGACCGTGAAGCTATCTACACTTGACAAGTGTGTAGTATAGGATACAATGTTACTATACAGGTGTTGGTAACAAATCTGTATGTTAGGAGAGATGCATGGACGAAATAATCAACGGTGCTGCTGGGAAGCAGATCGAAGAAGTAGGCACCACGGAGACTGAAAAGACAACTCCGGTAGGTATTAGCAAAGAAGAGCTTGAGGAATTGCTAGCAAGAAAGACCGATGAGCTGAACCGAAAATGGCAGTCAAAACTTGACACCGTGATTGGTGAGAAAAAAGCAGTAGAGGGAAAGGCCCTTACTGTTGAACAGCGCATTGAACAGGTAGAACGCGAACGTGAGGCGGAAAGATTATCTTTCGCCAGGGAACGCGCAAAGCTTGGGGCAAGCATAGATGACGAGCTTGACGCTGCTATCGGGTTGTATAGGTCAAACGATGCCGACGAAATCAAGAAAGGCGCTGATTCAATAAAGGCGTTTTTCGAGAAGATGAAGATCGCCCATGAAGCAGATAAAGAGAAGGCTATCAAGGAAGCTCTGGCACAAGCCGGGGCACAGCCTAAGCCTAAGGCTGGAAAGGATAACCCGGCCATGACAATGGCAGAGTTTCAAAAATTGCCCGCCAAGGATAAAGCCGATTATATGGCCTCTGGCGGAATCGTAACAGATTAACGGAGTAATAACATGGCTACTACTTTAACCGCTCTAGCTCCAACCCTCTTTTCAGCCGCACAGGTTGTAAGCGGTGAATCCGCCGGGGTGCTGGATGCAATCAATAACACGTGGGATGACAAGGGTGTCGCAAAAGGTGACAGCGTTCTTGTTCCTTACGCACCCGTACAAACAACTGATAATTTCAGCGCATCTAACGTATTGCCAGAGGGTGATACCAACGTCGCTGCTGCTGTAACTGTAAAGATCACACAGTCCAAGAAAACGAAGCCAATGGTTCTGACCGGTGAGCAGATTCGCTCTCTTGAAAACGGCGGGAATTACCAGGAATGGGTGAGACAATGGGCCGAACAGTCAATGAGGGCTTTACGGAATCTTGCCGAGGCCGAGGCTGCCGAGTATATAAAGCAAGGTGCTTCCCGTGCAATTGGAACCGCAGGAACTACGCCTTTTGCTACTGATCTTGACTTAATAGTCGATGTCAAGAAGATCCTAAGAGACAACGGATGTCCATTTTCTGATCCTCAGCTTGTAATCAATTCCGCTGCCGCTGCAAATCTTCAAAAGCTTGGTATCTATCAGCAAGCCTATGCTGCCGGAACCGATGAAGAGCGGCGTTCTGGCCTTTACAAGCCTCAGTTCGGTTTTATAATCCGCGACTCTGCCGGAATAGTTCAGCATGTAAAAGGAGCGTTGACCAGTACCACTTCTGACAATGACGCAGCCGCTACGTTGGCAAAAGGTACGCTTTCTGTCAATTGTGATACCAATACCACCGATGGCGATACGGTGAAAGCCGGGGACATCATAACCTGGGCCGGGGATACTAACAAATATGTCATAGCTACTGCTATAGCTTCAGCCGCAGATAATATGTCTGTTGTGATGAATCGCCCCGGTCTTCGCGAAACTTTGGCTAGTGGTGTACTTGGTACTCTGGGGGCATCATATACCCCGCTGTTGGCTTTTGAACGGTCTGCCATTGTTGGTATTATGCGTCCTCCGCTTATGCCCGCAAACCCCGTAATAAAAACTATGCCGGTGTCTGATCGTTTCGGCCATTCTTACTTGATGGTGGAAATTGCACAGTATGGGCAAATAGTATGGGAAATGCATCTTGCATACGGGTTTAAGGTTGTCCAGCCTGAGCATGTGGCAATGATACTTGGTTAAATACAAGGCGGGGAATACCCCCGCCTTTATCATAGGAGAACTATATGACTCTTTTAACTGATAACGAAGTAACAAGGCTAGACAATTCAAACCCCGAGTTTGAACGCGCTACGCCTTTCAATAAACTTAATGCGGCAATTGATGAAATTGAAGGCGGTGTGGTATCGGCATATACCTTAGACAAGAGCGATAGCGCTGCTGCTTTTAATACTGACGCTGTATTAGTATTCACCGCGCCGTATGCGATGCGTATAATCGACGTCATTGTGACTGGCTGTGCCGATGAAGCGAGTGGAGCTGTCACGATTTACAAGGGAACCGACGCAATTGGAACCGAGATTGCTTGCGCCGCTGATGGTGTGGTATCACATCTTGCGGCTGGGGTCGTCAAGGCGCATATGGTTCTCGCGGCTGGCAACACCGTAAGCGCGATGGTGACGGCCGGAACAGCGCCCAAAGATGTTCGCGGTATCGTGACCGTTCTCTGTCAGAGGCTGTAAATGCACGGCGCAAACGTAAGCACCGACAAGACGAATGTACTAGCGGAACTCGGAAAAATGTTCAATTTTGAATATTCTTCCGACGAAGTTGATGTCGCCGCGCCCATAAAGATTCTTTTCAAGACTGGCGCAAAGCGGGTAAAATATCGGACTGACGTAAACACGCTCGGGTCAACCGTCAAGATAGAATTGTACACCGGGCCGACTGCCGCGAACGGAACAGAGATTGTACCGGTAAACTACAATCCGACGATAGGAGCAGCCTCCCCGCTTATCAAGATTTACCATACTCCGGACGTATCAAATGAAGGTACGCTGGTATATACGCGGCACTTCCTCGGATGGAGTCAGGGAGCTACAAGTGTAGGAATATCGAAGAGCGGGGCAATATGGCGATGGCTTGCGGCAAATACGACGTATCTAGCCATACTTACCCCGGTCGCTGACAGTACGCAAGTAACCTATGGCGGCGACTTCTCCGAGGAAGAATAATGCCAGTCATAACGCTCGCAGAGTATAAGACGCTCGCTGGGATATCCGGGACTACTCAGGACGCATTGATCAAGGCACTGATCCCGATGGTACAGTCTGATATTATCTCTATCTGCAACTATGACTTTGGGGAAGACACAGACTATGAGGATTTCCCCGAAGGAATGAAGCTATACGCCGCGCAGATGATCA